TTTTTTTTTTTTTTTCATGAAAATTTAAATAAACATGGTCAGAAAAAATCTCAAACTGTGGTTCTCACATCGTTCAAGAAGTAGAAGTTGCTCTGATTTGAGCGGATTGTGGTGGGCCACATCCTCTGCTTCTCGCTTTCTGTTCGGTATGTCATCGCGTATCTAGCTTCACGTAACATTGATATAGCAGGAAAACCTGCATGTTTCAATTGATCAATGTTTGCAAAGATGTTCGCTCTGATCATCCATTGTAACGCTTTCCACTTTATCCTAATGCCCTTCTTGTGTACTATCTTGTCGAATATGTACTTACAAAAAGAATAGAATCGGGGACAACAGCCTAGTGAGGCGTGTGCCAATCCAACTGCAGATGCAGCTAGACGTCCGAAGTCTTGGGGTCGTTCAGGAAACATTAAGTGTCGCAAAAGGTCTTCTTCCGTCCGATAGGCCAATCCCATTTGATTGAAATAGCCGAGGACGAACATGCCTGATGCTCGCGCTTGTATTTTTGATTTCTTGACACTAAGCTTAGCATTGAAGTAATACTCCGCAGCTTCAGCTAACATGGTTAGGAATCCAGGTCCGTAGATGTAAAACATCCGTTCGAAGAACGCCATAATCGAGTCGTCGCCTTGAAAGCGCGCCCAAAAATGAGGGGAACTGACATTCACTCCTAGTGCTAGTAGGCATGTGTACATCATGATCGCATTCGCAAATGTGTCCATGAGTTGTGTCTGTTGAAATCCAGATCCAAATCCGTTCCATCTCCACTTCCATACGGTGCCGTCTGGTAGTAGAATTGGTGTGTCGGTGATCGCGTGGCACATCCATTCCCAAAGCCGTTCAATACGGTCTGAGTCTTTTGGATTTGCGTTAGGATAGGTGCTGGTTGGCTCATACTTGGTGAAATCAAAGTAGGATCTCCAAATTTTATGCACTATTTTGATGAGCTGGTGAAGCAATCGTTTGTCGAATGCGCTCCAATCTGCTCCCAAAACTGTGTTTGGACTTCCATCTTTGTGAATCTCCTGGTATAGCTTGCGCCATCCTCCACGGTTCATCTCTCTTCCCCAGAGCATACGTCCGCAATTTCCATTCAAATAGCTCGCTTGTAGCGGCCAGATGAAATGTAATTCGGCCATGAGGAGTAGTTTCGGTGCTCCAAAAACTGCTCGAATCTTGTCGGGCTCATCGACGCTGACTACGTGTGAACGCATGTGCAGTGTCAGTTCTTGATAAGGAATGGGTTTGCCATCCTTCCAAAACGGGTTCTCTCCTTCTTTTATCTGGTGAATGAGTGGTCTGTTATAGATAAAGATTTCGTTATATAGATTATGAAATGACGCTCTTGAGTCTTCAATCAATCCGATTGACTGTTTCCACTTTAAGTAGGTGGCTACGTCTGTGTGCTTTGCCCATTTGTGTAACTTGGGTCCGTTCGTTTTCGAAACTTTTGGTATTCCAGTCTCCATGTCCACGTCTCTGTCCATTGGTTTAAATGTAAAGGTCGGGTCAGTAAAAGGTCGTTCTGCTGAAATTGGTAGGTTGAAAGGGTAGTAACGTAAGTCGGGATAGTGTACAGGGTGTAAAGTACGTTCGGGTCTGAAGTGTTCAGTAACTAAGTCAATGGCTTCCTTGAAATGATTGTCTTCCGGTATCACGTGTTCGGGGAACTCGGTACGCTTGAAGTCGGCAATAACTGCCTCATCTGAATCCGCTGATCGTCTGTTTGTCATCACTTGATCTACTTCC